TCGCCCCATCTCGCCGCTCGCCCGCTCGACCCGGCCCGTGCCTGACTACCCAGGCCAACACGAGCCCAGCCACGCCTTACCCGACGACCCAGCCCCAAGCGATCCCAGTCATCTCGATCCCCACCTGACTACCCCACCCTGGTCCGATCTAGCCTGCTCAGCCCGCGCCCGACGACCCCACTCTCGCCCGGCCTAGCCTGCCCATCTCGCCTCTCGCCTGACTACCCGGCTCACCCCGAGTCGCGCCCACCCAAGCCATCCCGAGCCGCGTCTGACGAGTCGGCCCTACCCGTCCCGATCCCCACCATGCCCACCCGCTCCCGACTGTTCGCTAGTGCTGGGGGCTGTTGCCGTTGCCGTTACCAGCGGTAGCGGCCTCCAGCATCTCATCGACAACGTCGCCGATCTCCGAGTCCCACATTTCCATCAGGCGTGCCATGCGCTGCTCCTCGGACTCGTCCTCGGCCACTTCCTCGACAGCCGTCTCGTTGATCTGGCCCTGGTTCTTCTGGTAGTCGCTAGAGAACCCCGCGACACCGTACGGGTTCTGCTGCCCTTCGGGTGCCTGCTCCCCAGCGACGTACGAGCTACCGCCGAACGGGTTCGGGCCTGGTGGGATCAACGGCGGCGCTCCGCCTGGTTGCGAGCCGCCCGGCCCTGGTTGGCCTCCCATCGACGCGGCGATCATCGGGTCAACATATCCCTCTGGAAGAATCCTCTCGACGGCGGCTGCTGGGTCGGCGAGTTCGAGCCCCTGGCCGAGCGCGACGGCGAGCAGCGTGCGGCTCAACTGGGCGTTCGTGTTATTTGGATCAAAATTCCTCGCGATGTTCGCGATGCTGGTGATCAGGTCGGCCATCGCACGCTTCAGCGGGTTCGGCATCGCGAACTCGTAGCCCAGGTCCCGCTCCGTTTGTTTCTCGTCCTGCGTCTGGCCGCTGTAAGCCTCCGTAAGCTCCTCGGAGGTCGTTCCGGACGTTGGGTCCGTCATCGCCAGCGGAGGCTCCTGCTGCGCCGGGGATGGCGGCGTGAGGGCATCTCCGCCGGGTACCTGCTCGTCTGACTTCTTGGACCGGAGCTTCATGCGCTCCTCGGCGGTCAGTTCGGTTGGGAGCTTGCCGCTGTCCACGGCCTTCTGGATCACCCGGTCACAGAACGTGCGGAACAGACCCTCGAACAGTTCCTGCATCGCCTCGACCTTCTTGACGACCGGAAGCTCCAGGGCGGACGCGGTCGCGAGGTTCGCGTTGGACTGATCGCCGAGGTAGTGCTGCGGCCATGTCGCCGACGCGATCTGGGAGCGGATCATCTGCGCGTCCTGCTGCGCCTGCGCGGCCTGGGTGGAGACGGAGAACGGTTCGGTTGTGACGCCTGCTGATTCGTTCAGCATCGACGCCGGTCGCGGGCCGGGAGCGATGGTCCCAGCGTTCGGGTCGTCCATCGACGTAGCCGCGAGCGTGGAGGACCGCGACAGCGCCTGCGCGGCGATCTTCGCGACCTGGTCCGGCGAGCCCTTGACGGTCCGGCGCATGATGAACGCAGCAGCGGCCTGAGTCATGTCCACCCGTGCGGCCATGAAGTCGTTCAGCGCAGCCATCCACTTCACGATCCGGCGCATCGCAGGGATGCCGAACACCTGCTCGGAACCCCGGTTGATGGCGATGTGGTAGACGAGCCCCTCGCCGAGCTTGTCCGGCGGGCAGGTCGGGTCGTCGGTGTCGAGCTTGCCGGACTGCGCGTCGGTCGCGGCGAGCGACTGGTAATACTGGACGACGGGCCTGCCGGACTGCTGCATCGTCTGGGTCGCCTTGAGGCTCACCCGGTCCATTTGGTAGTCCCACTCGTACTCGCGCCGGCGGGCGACGTAGTACAGGACACGGAGGCGGTTCTGGCTGTCGCGGACGGCGTCTTCCACGAGGTCGTGGTTGAGGATGCCGAGCTTGATCTTCCCGTCGTCGCCCTCGAAGAACAGGATGAACAGGTTGGACTGGAGCACGAGGTCGGTGCAGAGCGCGACCTGGGCCGGGAACGTCGTCAGGCACGCCTGGTTGTCGGGGTCTGACCACGCTTCGTCTATGACCTCCTGCACCTTGTCGTCCACGCACTTGGGCTTCGGGACGCCACGGCCGAACACGAACTGGCACGACAGGTCCACGTTCGCTCCGGCGACCGGGTCTTGGATCCAGACCATCCGCGCCTGCGCGGCCATCTTCCGGCGCTCGGTGGCCTTGACCTCCTGCGGCTGCCCGCCGATCTGGTCAAGGACGTAGTAGCCCAGCATGTCGAGTTCCTTCTGCATCGCCCGGCGCTCGACATCGCTGTCCTCCAGGAGTTGCAGTCGGTCTTGGTCAACGACCGTCTTGCCGGTGCGCTGCTCGACGGCTTCTTGGAGCCTGCCGATCAGCCCGTTGCTTTCGCCGCGCGGCACGGGTTCACCACCCTCCACCCTTCGAGGTGCGCTTGGGGTACGCATTCGATCTCGCCGTTGCGAGCGTCCTCGATGACGGCCTGTCCGCCTTCGGCGAGGTCAAGCACATAGACGAGTTCGTGCTCATTGGTCAGGTACAGCCGCTCGGCTAGCGGTCGTGTTCTCGGTCCGACTCCCACTGATCACGCTCCTGGGCGTCGAGAGCGACCGCGAGCCCAGTCTCGCGTTCGCGGTCTTCGGGGTGCCCGGCCGTCAGGTCACCCCGCCGATTCAGTAAGGGGCGGATGGTCTTGCTGGCAAGCAGCGCTTCGCGGTCCTTGCGCCACGTCGGGCACGTCTGATAGCCCTCCGCGTTGAAGCAGTACGCGACGAGTGTTGAGGGGTTGTGGCGAGTGTCGATCACGTCGCCGGTAATCCTGCAAGCGCACCCCGTGCCACCTGCTGCCTCAGCCACGAGAGAGCTTGCGGGGCACGGGGGGTCGCTCGGACGGGGAACGACGATGCGCTCGTACACGAGCCCCACCTTACCGCCGCTCGGGGCGTTCCCCTCAAAGACGAACGCGGCCCCCGGAGAAGCCGCGTTCGCTGGAAGTCTCTCACCCTGGCCGAACGGTGTCGTGTTTGCCGGGTGAGCCGGTGCGGGTCGTGATGCCCGCCCTGCGAGTGTGACGCATTGCCCGCTTGCCTACCGGGTCCGCAGGGCGGCATCGCCTACATCGCGAGCCTGGTCCATGTTGGATCAGATAGTCGGCTACGGGTTGCCCCGTTCTCACTGTGCAAGCACAGACTAGCACATTACATGCGGTAGCGGCGGAGTGCGTCGGCGGCGATCTCAGCGAACCAGCCTGGCCCGCCTTCGTGGTCCTCGACCTCGATGCGCTCCAGGGCGACGCGGTAGTGCTCACGCTCGACGGTGAGCCGGAAGACCTCGTGGGCGAGGGTCAGCGCATCCCTCAGCGCCTCGCCGGAGTCGCAGTAGGCGTCGGAGCCGGGCGGGCCGTCGGAGTAGAACTTGACCCGTGCGACCACGTCATCGAGCGATTCCTCATTGCGCCCCGGCTCCATCCTCCACAGTGTCGCGCCTCAGCTTGGTGATGACCTCATCGAATGTTCGATGCAGCCGGTCGTCCCAGTCGGGTGGCATCTCCAGTTCCTCGGGTCGCATCTCCTCGCGCATCAGCTTCAGGCGGATCGCGATGCTGTCCCAGCCGTAGCGCCACAGCCAGCCGACGCACACGACCTCCTTCTGATCCTGCGACTGGTGGCAGGCAAAGACCGGAGCCCCGAACTGGTCGTCGGTGGTGCTCACAAGCCGTTCGGCGAGGTCCAGCTTGAAGTTGGGGATCTCGTCGGCGTGCTGGTCCACGCGCCACGGGCAGGTTGGGCATGGCTGGCGGCACGGCACCTGACGGATGCGTGCGGGCTGGGTGGGTTCGCGTGGTTCCTTCTCGCTGCGCACGGGTGCGGTGGGCAGCGGCTCGCCGCTGTCGGGGATAACCATCAGTGGAACTCCACGAGCCCGTCGTCGGCGGCTAACTTGAACGCCTGCGTCCAGTTGGCGTAGCTCTCGTAGAAGAAGTCGCCGCCCTCGGCCTGCGCCTTCTCATCGAAGTCGATGAACGCGGCAGCGAGCCGCTTGGCCGGGCCGGGTCCGATGACTCCCTCGTTGTCAGCGAAGTGAATCAACTCGAAGAACGGCGCGTGCTCGTAGGCGTCGGTGTTGTCCCAGACCGTCGCGGCCGGGACGCCGAGCATCGTCTGGCTAAGCCAGTCGCGGAAGGCGTTGTAGCTGCTGTACGAGCCCGCCGGGAAGTCGAGTCGTTCCTCGTAGGAGTAGTACCCGTTCGTGCGTCCGTCCGCGCGGTCGAGCCAGTCGCGGTTGGTGCGGCCGATCCACTCGTAGCCCTGATCGGTCATGTCGTCGTACTCGCCGTCGGCGGAGATGAACTTGACCTTGCGCAGCGCTGTTACGTCGAGCCCCATCAGCCCTTCTCCTCGATCACCTCGGTGGTGATGTTGTCGGCTCCGAGGTCCACGAGCCCCTGCGTCAGCGCTTCGTACTCGTGGTCCGACATGCCGGTGGCGTCCTGATCGTCCGGCTCGTCGGGGTAGTAGTCGAATGTGACACGAACCTTACTCATCGCTGTCTCCGTTCAGGCTGTCCACGATCTCCTCCCACCGTGCGCTGGCTTGGCGTAGGAGCCGCTGTCCGTCCTGCTCGCGCTCCTGGGCGTCGTCCCATGCCTGGTCTTCGATCAGGCCCTCTACGTGCTCGCGCACGAGCCCAGAGAGCACGTCTGGCGGCAGCGCGTCAAGCTCCCAGCTTTCGTCGCCGTACTCGGCGATGTAACCGGCTGCTCGCGAGTCGGTGATCTTGGCCGGGTTCGGCGGCGGGTCGTACTGGTCGATTTGGTCCATGTTCAGCGCGATCCGTCGGACCTCGAAGCGGTCGAGCGCCTCGTTGACCCACTGCCGGAACGTCGCGTCCTGGTTGGCGTCGCTCAACTCGTTCCAGTTCGTGGTCTGACGCATTCGCTGGCGTGCGTAGTCGGTGGCGATGAACAGCCGCATCCGGTCGGTGATGTCGCGGGTCATGTCGATCCCGGACGGGTCGTGGTCGCCGAGGTGCAGGATCGTGACGGTCTTGCCCGCCTGGACGTGCTGGCCGACCCGTTGCGCCGCGCCCCACATCTCGCTTTGGCTGGTGTAGCCCCGGCAGGAGAAGTACGGCACGTCGAGTTGGTCGCAGACGCCTGCGATCACACCAACGAGCGCGTCTTTCTCGATCCACACTTCGACGTAGCTGTTCTGCTTCTCCCACATATCCACCTTGTAGGAGCGGGCCGTCGCGTCGATGATGTCGGCCGGGTCTGCCCAGTGGGTGAGCATGCGGACGTTGCGGGTGCGGTCCACGATGTGGTCCCAGTCGATCAGCCCGGCGAGCCGGGCGTCGTTGATGATCGAGCCGAGCCGCTTGTAGCTGCGCTCGGTGTTGGGGATCAGGCCCCTGGCGACGTGTTGGTAGAACAGTTGTCGGAGTGTCAGGTCGTAGCCCGCCTGCTCGTACTCCTCCAGGATCTCGTTGGCCTGGTCGATGGCTTCGAGCGTGGCTTCGCTGAAGCGCTTTGTCTCGTAGGTGATCTTCATGCTGTGCTCCTCGGTCGGGTAGCGCGGCGGTGCGCCGCACCTACAGGGTAGCGCACAACGTGCGCCTAGCTCTGCGCGAGGTAGAGGCCCTTCGGGTTCCTCGCCGTGACCATCCCCACGATGTCGATGGGCACGTACGCCTCGAACGTCTGGTCAGGGATCGTCGGGTGTGGCGTCTCACAGAGCGCGTCGATGATCTCCCCCGCAGGCCAGCCCTCCACGGGCGCGTGCGCGAGCGCGATCCACCCCGCCTCGTCCAACGGTCCGAGCATCTCCAGGAACGCGAGCGCCGGCGGCGAGAACGGTTCGCGTGGTGTCAGCTTGACCACCGGGCCGGTCGGGTCGTTCGGACGACCCCACGCCCAGATCGAGCCTGCGCCGTGCGGGCGATGCCGGACGTTGGCTTTGCCGACCCACACGCCCTCGACGGTCTGGTCGTAGCTCCACAGTGTCGGGTCAACGACCACTGCCTTGTTGGCATAGCAGTCGTCGCCGAGCACCAGCCACGAGTGCTGGCCGGGTACGCCCTCACACCACCCGCGTGCTACGCGGCAGGTGCCGAAGCGCCCGGAGCGCATCAGCGCGACGCTCGCGGCGTGGCAGCGTAAGTCCCAGTCGTCCAGCGGAGCCAGCACCTCCTCGGCAACAGTCTTGAGGTCGGTCATCTGACGAACTCCCAGGCCCTCTTGGTTCTCTTGAACGGGCCTTGACCCTTTGTGTGCGCCCTGACCCAGACGATCCTCCTGATCATCGGTCCGCCGGGCGGCTGCTTGGGGTCTTGTTTCATCCAGCGTGGTGCCCAGTAGCCCTGCACCAGGAAGCTGACGTGGTAGTGCCGGTCGGTTTCCTCGTGCTCGCCGACGCTGCGTTCGCGGCGGAGCTTGATCACGTTGACGGTTTGGAGGTCGCGCTTCAGCCTGCGCTTGGTGTCGCGGCGCAGCCCTCTCGGCGCGCGGTGGGCGACGGGCACGAACTGCTGGCTGAGACGCCACAGCACCTGCATCGTGGCTGACTGCTCAGCGGCCCGGCGTCGGCTCTCGGTGTCGTCGGCCTCGCCGGGCGCGGGCAGGACGCTCACGCCCTCCTCCCACGGTTTCGCGCCCCACGTCCACTGGAAGTAGTGGGAGAGCATCAGCGGGCAGTTCGCCCGCCGCCACTCGGGCGTTTCGACCTGGATGCCGTGGGCGTTCATGCCGTCGTCTACGTGCGCGTACAGGCTGATCCAGAAGCAGCCGATGTGGTCGTCGTCGCCCATCACCGAGTACCAGCCAACCGCACGGAATAGCTGCTCGGAGTCGGGCTCGTCGTGCATTCGCAACGGGCGGCTGAGCAAGCAGAAGCCGGTGGGCACGAAGGCGTCGGAGCCGAGCACCGCCTCGGGCCGGAAGCTCTCGTGGTCGCGGGCGTGGTGGATCATGTCGATCACCTCGGGCGCAATCCAGACGGGCTCGGCGGCGTTCAGCATGTGCGCTTGCAGCTTTTGCAGGAACCCCTCGGGAAGCCGTGCGCCAGGTACGTGGCCGAGGTTCATGCCGTGCTCGAACTCATCGAGGTAGCGGTGTCCGAGGTCCGATTGGCTGAACTCGTACAGCCGTGCCTGTTCGATCATCGCGTCTTCCCAGCGGCCGTACGGGTGCACCTCGAACGCTTTGGGGAACTGCTTGCGGGCGAGCGCCTCGATGGTGCTCTCGTGGACGATCTCGCCGGTCTTGGAGTCGCGTGAGATGACCCGGCCGCGTGACGCACGCTCCATCCTGATGTCAGGGTCGAAGCGATCCTCCTCCCCCACTATCGGCTTCGGGCCGTATTGGACGAGGTCGTCCACGATCCCCTCCATCAGAGTCATGGCTGTTTCGCAGTCGGCGATCTGCGACCAGTCGCCTTCCGGCAGCGCACCCGGCCGTATCTGCGCCAGGAGTTCCTCCCAACGCTCGGCCTCGTCCGGCGTGACGTTGTAGTCCTCGCCATACGCACGCGGGAACATCCGCCTGGCGACTCCGTCAACGGTCACCACCCTGACCATCTCGCCGTCCTTGGTGACGATGATCTGGCCGTTCGGCCCACGCTCGTAGCTCAGGCCGTCCTTCTGGGTGCCGTCGCCGACCAACACGTCGAACAGGTCCTCGATGCAGTTCCTGGCGTCTTCGGGTGTGGTGACCCGCTCCCCGGTAACGGTGTTGAAGCGGCTCTCGATGTAGTCGCGAACGGTTGAGTCCAGCGAGTCGAACGGGACGATGCCGGTGGAATCGACTGGCTTGGGTGGACCGTCCGGGTAGGCGTGCGGGAACGCGGCGTAGGTGACCTCGTCCAGGGACTTGATCGCGAACACGTCGCCGTGCTCATCAAGGAACACGACGTTCTCGCGGCCGATGCCCCAGCGTGTAGTGTGGCCGTCCTCGCGCTCCTCTTGGGTGATCCTGTCGTCCAGCACCTGCTCGGTGTAGAGCCGTGCGAGGTCGCGCGGACTCAGATCCTCCGGGTGGTCGAGCGCGAGCAGCTTCGTTTCCAGCCGCTCGCGCAGGCCGGGCATGTCCGGCGGGTACAGCCGGTCGGCTGGGCCGAGGCGCTCGAACTCGTCAGCGTCCATCAGAGCCCCGGTCCCTCCGCCAGCGCGTCTTCGACTGCCTGTATCGCGGCGTCGCGGCGATCTCGCCGCTTCTCCTCGATGAAGTCAGCCCAGTCGTCGTCGTCGGTCGGCTTGCCGTTGGGGAACGTTGACCCCTCGTACTCGTCAGCGAACTCGGACTCGTCAGCGTCGGGGTCGTCCAGGCCCTCGATGTCGTCGGCGGCAGAGTCGATGGTGTCGGCGGCGGACTCGCACTCCTCGGCCTTCTCGCGGATCTCCTCGGACTGGTAAGTCTCGTGCCCGAATCCTTCCTCGATGTTGTCGGCCGACTCGGCGTAGCCCTCGCCAACCTCGCGGACAGCCTCGCCGTAGCCACGGGCGATCTCGGCCAGGTCGCTCAGGGTCAGGTCGTCGCCGCCGTGCGCGAGCGCGTCCTCGGCTGCTTCCTGTGCGCCGTACAGCGCCTGGAGATGCGGGCTGGTGGTCTTGTCCGACGCCCGGACCTGGCAGTTGGCGCAGAAGTCCTTGCGCTGGCTCGACCGACCGATCCGGTTCGCGAGCCACTTGTAGCTGTCTCCTGGCTTGATCTCGGTGCCGCATTTGACGCAGCGGCGGTTGCGTCCGTCCTTGCGCCCCTTGGCGCTCTTGACGTAGGTAACTCGGGCCATCAGGTTGCTTCCTTCCTCGGTCAGGGGTTTGCGCAAGGGTAGCACAGGTTGTGCGCTAGAGGAACGACTAAGG